ATGAAAATGTCTTACATAGTGTCTTTCATATCTTTAAGAAGAATTCCGTTTTTTGCAACCCGTTGAGGCCTGAGCAGTTTGCTCGGGCGTACCAGGCTCCGAAACTAGGAATGTATCTTAGAGCTGTTGAAAGTTTGGAAAGGGAACCTCTTAAACCTAAGGATGCGCACATTAAAGCATTTGTTAAGTATGAGAAGTATAACTTCAAACCGGGCAAGAAAGTGGTACCTAGGATTATTTCGCCACGTAGTCCAAGGTTCACGGTGTCATTGGGTAGGTATGTAAAGCCTATTGAGAAGAAAATTTACGCCATTGTGAATGAGTTCCTTTTTGATTCCCAAACAATCATGAAGGGACTCAATCAATCCGATAGGGGCAAAGTGATTTGCTCCCATTGGAATGAGTTCACCAATCCTGTAGCCATTGGAATTGACGCCAAGCGTTTTGATCAGCATGTCTCACTTGAAGCTCTCAAGTGGGAACATGCTGTTTATAAACTTTTCTATCCTTGTAGTAAGGAATTTGCTCGACTTTTGAAATATCAAGAGAAGAATAAATGCTTTATTAATTTAGTTGATGGAAAAGCTAAGTATACCACCACCGGAGTAAGAATGTCCGGCGATGTCAATACTGCGCTAGGGAATTGTCTCCTATCATGTTCACTAGTCTATGCCTATGCCCAAGAAATTGGAATCAAGGTAAGACTGGTGAATGATGGTGATGATTGTGTCATATTCATGGAGTTAAAACATGAGGCTCGTTTTAGAGAGTCACTTGTTGATTGGTTTACCACTATGGGTTTTTCCATGGAGGTGGAGGATACTGTTCATGAAATTGAACATATATCTTTCTGCCAGTCCCAACCAGTTTTTGATGGTTCGGATTATATCATGGTACGAGACCCACGTGTGAGTATAACTAAGGATTGTGTCGCCTTGAAACCTCTTGACAACCATAAGGTTGCCAAGATGTGGATGGCATCGATAGGAAAGTGTGGGCTTTCACTCACTGGAGGGATCCCAATCTTGCAGCACTTCTATACCATGTTAGTTCGTGGTAGTGAAGGTGCAAAGATGTTGGTTGATCCCACTATTGGCACCTATCGAGATCTCACCATTGGCATGAAGAGAGAAGTAATAACTGAAATTAGTTGTGAAACCCGATTTTCATTTTGGTTGGCTTTTGGAATAACACCAGAAGCGCAAATCGCTATTGAAAATTTCTATCAGGACACAGAATTGGTTTCAACAATTGTTGAACACCAATCCCATGTGTTGCTCCCAATTTAGATTCATATTCCGAAGAATTCAAACTACCTGCTTGGAAAGCATTGGGTCAATGAATGTTATTCCCCAAAACTATTACTTTAGTGCTAA